GTCAGATGTGACAGATGTTTCGCTAACTAGATCACTGTCTGCCGTTTGGTTATCTGCGCCTGTATGCTTCTTGATGCGGATTTTAGATGTAGATGTCCCGCTATTATAGCCCCACTTGTTGTCAGTTACATAGGCTTCTGTTTCTTCATCGTATCGCTGATCTGTGACCCAACCGCTGCCATTAACTTCATATTGGTTTTCATTAATGTAAATGTCGCCAATGTCATTCACTTCATGCCCAGCAAGAACAATGACTTGATGCAAGTATTGGTTTGTGTCGCCAGTGCTTTCAATAAATGTAACTGTGCCGCCCTTACGGATTTCACCGTATACGATCTCTTGTGGCGCGGTAGCCTCACGGGAGTTGACCAGTAAGCCACGGGAAGAACCAAAGTCAGGCTTTGGAGCAAGTGCGCGTAATGCCCATGATGTGACCGCTGTAATCGCGATGTAACCTACAACATAACCAAGGGTAACTGACCCAAAAAGCACTGTAGAGCCTAATGCGGTTCCTAATATATAATTACCAATAGCCTGTGGCATACGCGGCACATGATCCCAATCGTTCCAGTGCTTAGTTGTAAAATCGCCTAGCCTGTATTTCATGCCTTAACCCACGCATTTGTGATGAAGTCTATCTGTTGAGAAATTACACCCTTTTCACTCAAGAAGATAGCCTTTGTGCCTATTGCTATGCCCATCGCCTCGCCAATCACCCACCTACGCGCCTTGTCAGTAGTGACGAGTGCACCCTTCGGGGGGATATAGTCAATCCGCTTCATCTTACGGTCAACCGCTTCTTCTAGTGTGTTGGCTTTGAATACCTTACGCAATTCATCCCGCTTCAAATACATTCCATTCTTTGTATATTTACCAACCCAATCATCTGCCCAACCTTCACCATACATTGCGCGGAAAGCATTGTTGGTAAACATAAAGCAATCGTTGGTATGCCATTGGAACGGCACATTGCGTACCTTGCTGATGTAATCGTTCAGCGCATCTAAATCAGGCTTCACCATCTTTAACTTCGCGCCCCCAGACGATCTGCTTATCTTGCAGCTTAGTCACCCAATCAAAAAATGTATCACTGCCCGACAATCCTTTTGCCGTTCTTACACCCGCATGACTTTCCCGCGTATATCTGCGCACATTGGCGCGTTCTAAGGCAATCAGGCGGCTTTCCACGGTCAAGCTAATTGTGGCAGTTTCTGCGCTGTCTTGGATCGTCATCTTATCCATGTAGCCGCTAAATACTTCGACAGTGTTCGTTCCAACGCCCCAATATATTCTTACCAATCGACCTTGGTATTGCTCTGTCAAAGCATAAGATACGATTGCACTATCTAATCCATTCAGCGTCAGCGTAGTTCCACGAGCAGATAAGTCTGACGCTTCTTCTAGTCCATCTATACTTAGCAGATTGCCCGTGCCTGTGTATGTCTGACTGTTGATGTCTTTATCGCCAAACCCCGTCCACAACCGCAATGCCCTGTTGCCGCCATAACCCGCTTCATTCCACTGAGTGTTATCAGTGTCATCAAATAGAAGTTCAACCGCATAGAAAACTTCAATCTGATCGCCATCAAGCGCAGTAAGTAATGCCGCTGGAACTGTTCTACTCATATCGCCTCAAACGCTCCGAATGTTATGCCGTAAATACTGGCCTCATTGACTGACCAGTTTTGCTGATTGCTTGCCAAGCGAAATTTGCCAGTTGTGTTCAGGATATTCACACCCGCATTAGATTTATTTGCGCGTAGTGCTGGCCATATTTCGATGTCTTGCGCTGATCCTATACCCGTCACATCCTCTAGCACCTTATGCAATGTGCGGTTGGACGTAGTGCCGATCTGGATGTAATCGCCAGCTAAAAGCGTTTCGCCTGATGTAATTGTACAAGATATTGTACGATCACCCGCACTACCATTTGCGGCATTTACGTCACTGTTGGTTGAGACTGTGCCACGCGGTGATGTTGCGCTGGGATCGCCAAGGTAGAACGTGCCGTATTGCCCACGCAAGCTAACCAGAAACGCAATCCATTGTTCCGCATCTGCGCGTTTCATTGGCGGCAGTGTGATGTCGGCTTGCCAAGTTTCGCCGCTGTAAGCATGTGCCTGACCCGCATAAGTGAATGGTGACTGACTGTAAGCCACGGCGTTGATTGCGCGTAACTCAATCTGCGCAATGCCAGTATGTGACGGCAGGGTTAAAGGGTAAGTGATAGCCATTATGCAAACGCCCTTCCATATGAACCGCCACGCCGTTTCGCATCCGCGACTGCCGCTTTCGCGCTTTCCGCAATCTGTGGCATCAGTGACTTGATCTCTGTGCGCACGGTTTGCTGTACGCCTGTTGATACGTTGATGGTTTGGTTTACCACTACTGAACCGCCACCGGCCATCTTATCGTTAGGCACGATAGAACCGGTGCGGGAAGGCACAAACAATTCTGGCCCACGTTCGCCCACCACATAAGGGTTTCCGCGCTGTACGGGGCCACCTATGGCCTTCATGGATGTGCCTAGCACTGGGAACTTTGCGGTTAGTGCATCGCTGATAAAACCGGTGATCTTCTTTACAACAAACACGCGGTAAAGTTCCTTGATAATATCAGCGGCCATTGTGCGGAATGCATCTTTAGCCTTCATAGTGCCGTCAACCATAGACATGAATGCATCACCAAACTTGTCGCCAATCATATCAGCAACGGTTTCCACCTTTGCGCCGGTTTCTTCAGTCTCCTTACGAACACGCTTGAAATATGAAAACAAGTCGATTTTTGGTATATTAGCCAACTCGTTTTTCATGTTCTTAACGCTTTCCATTGGGCTATCAAAGTCCAATCGGTTAAGGTACATTTCAATCGGCAAACCTAACAATCTATGCTCAATATCACCCAAGCCTTCGTTCAGGTTATTTAAGGCACTTGCACCAATATCATCAGGGAAATCAACGCCAAATTTCTTCAATTCTTCACTTAATAGCTTTGTGGCATTACTGAAACGCTCAACTATGGAAATGAGCATTTCATAAAACTTTTGCTTAATGTTCAGCGTCATGTATTCAAAATTAAGCCTGAAATGCTCAATCCGTGCGCCCATTTTGTCAAACGCTTCACGAACTATTGCTGGGATATTACTTATGACGATTGCAAAATAATTTATGCCGTAAACCAACCCATTGATTGCAATCATTGCCCCGCGTTTTAGTAAATCAAAACCTTTCTTCACCAAGTCAATGGCCGGACGCACAAAGTCAATAAACGGTTGGAACGCCGTTTTCATATCCGCACCAAACCGCTTAAAGTCAAATGATAGCTTGGTTGTTTTATCGCCCATCATTGCGATAGCACCGCCAACCGCAATCAATGCACCCAAAATCATCCCTTTTGGCCCGAAGATGGAAGCAAGTTGCGGTGCTTGCATGGTCATAATGCGCAGCGCATCAGTACCCATAGAAGCCTGAACCGCCATATCTTGGAACTGCAAGGATGCCATGCCCAAGCTGCGGGTCATGTTTTTATTGGCCTTGCCAACGCCCTGCATCCCGCGAACATGCCGGTTCATGTTGGCCGTTGACTTCATCATGGTCTTATCAAGTGAACCAAGCTGCGCTTGTACCTTCTTCATTTCAGGCACAGCGTTTCCAACGGCATCCATGCGAATGGTTAAATTAGTCTGTGCCATTGTCTTTTTGCTCCGACTTGATCTTAAAGTATGCGACCCATTCGTTATATTCTGAAAGGCTGATTTGCTCTATTTCACCTATGGTTTTGCCAAGCAATTCAGCCAATGCAATCAGATTATATCTAAACGGATCGCTTCTTAGTTTTTTTCGTGTTCCTCTGTAGTCACACTTTCAAGAACCGCACCAAACACCTTCGCAATCAAGTTGATTGGTTCACCCATCAATATTGGCTTATCTTCAAGTGAAAATGCCTTTTCACCGGCATCGTCTTCACACTTGCGGATGATCATATCAATCATAGCCGACATAGTTGGGTTGTTGATGAAATCCTTGTGTTTACGTTGGATTTGCTCCATGTCACGCGCTGAAACCGTTGTGAAATATAGGCGAAGCGGTGTATCCCCTTCGCCCCATTCTTCCACATCCAGAAAACCCCGTTCTTGTTCCGCCCGTTTTGCTGCAATGCGTTTCGCTAGTGACATATTACGCTACCGTTGTTTCCGTTAGTGCGCCAGAACCTTGGATGGTCAATGATGCCTCAACCAAGCCATCGAATGATGAATTGATTGTGCGACCTGTTACGATGGCTGTACCGCCGTAATATGTGTCGCCTGATGTTGCGCCTTCTGGGTAGAAGTTAAGTGTAACCTCTGCACCAACGGTCAACGCACCTTGGCCTGTTGTATCGGTTTCATCCCAATACACATCAACTGAACCAGTGAAGTTTTTCAGTGATGATGCATATGAACGGGATGTGTCGCCCATAGTTGTTGTTTCTAGTGTATCCGCTGTTTCTTCAATGCTGAAAGAACGGATTTCTGCAATTACAGTGTCAGAACCAGCCGTGCCGACTTTTACGGTTCCTTCACTTCCTGTATGTGTCGCCATTGGTGGAACTCCTTACTTGGCTGTTTCTACATCATTGATAGCTGTAACATATCTGATTGAATAAGTCAGCTTGGCTATGCCCAAAATTTGGTCAGCTTCACCATCAAATTGTATCTCAGTTGATGTTAATACGTTGAACTTTGCAAGGCCATTTAATGTAAAATCGTTGGCTAATGCTTCCTCAACTTGGACGGCTATCGCATCCACATCATCATCAAACTTACTCGTTTCACGGACATAAATGTCAATGTCTAGGGTAAGTTCTCTGAATAGGTCAGTCACACCAGCGTTAAGGCGATCACTACTTTCTGATCCCGTATATACGCTGATGGCTGGTAAGTTCGTATCGTTAAGTGGGTGAACCCGCGTTGTATATACGCGCTTTTTCACCAGACTTACGTTGGTCTTCAGTATTGAGGCCACACGATCCCTGATTTGTTTGCGAACATGTGCCATCTATTGTTTTTCCAACTGTATTGTTGTCACGCCGGTTCCATCATGCAACCAAGCAACAACGCGATATTCAACGCTGCTAACGATTAGGTAATCATCTTCGGCAATATAAGGAACATCGGCTGTTCTGCATGTGAAACGTGGCTGTTCCTGATGAACCGCTGCAATGCCGCCAGCGTCAACAGGAACGGTTTCGTTATCGAATATGCCAGTGATGGAACTATCACCCAAGCCTAGTTTGCGACGATACGAAACAGTTGATGCGAATTCATCCACATCAAGGATTGCAGTCAGATCATCAGCAAATGGAATGGCCATTTATTCACTTTCATCTGTTTCTTCAGGTGCTTCCGCACTTTCATCGTATTCTTCTGCATACCCACGGGCAATAAGTTTCGCCGCAATACGGTCATGCACTTCATGGACTGTGCCTTGCTCCGCTGTTATGTCACCCCAACGGGCAAGTTTTAGCAAGGTAATCTTCATTTTTTCGCCCGTGTTGTTTTAGGCTTTGCCGCGCGGTCTGTAGAAGCCACAGTTGGCTTTGGTTCTGGTGCTACTGCAACCCGCCCGTAGGCCACTAATGAAGCCGCTTCATCTGCGCCTAGTTCAACTATTTCGCCAGATTTACGGGCTGAACCCGCTGCGACACATGATTTTAGAATGATGTACTTCATTTTTGACCCCTCGTTAGAGGGGGCGGCAAAGTTGCCGCCCCAAGTTAGCATTATGCGCCGTCGTTGTTGACTGCAAAGCTAACTGCGTGACGTACTGCTACGTCAACAGTTTGCAGTGCAACAATGCGAACTGTGCCAGATGTTGATGCAGTGTATGGATCAACTGTAATGTCCAATCCACCGTACATACCAATCAAACAGTCAGCAAAGTTACCAAAGTACAAGTCACCGGCAGTAACTTGGTTTGATACGATTGCGTTGTAACCGTTGATTTCGCCGCCATCAGCAACAAACAAGCCTGAACCACTGTCTTTGGCTGTTGTTTTCAATGCACCCATCATGCTTGCTGGCAAGATGTACGCTAGGTTGCCCATAAGCGCGTTATCTTCTGCAACCGCTGTTTCCATCGCAACTACTTCTGCGAATGTTGGGTTAGCCGCTGCGAAGGATGTTGGTGCGTTGATGCCTGATGTGTTTTTGATGCCTGTTGGCTGGCCAGATGAACCTGAACCTTGCAACGCACCGTTGTCGATTGCTAGTGCGATGCCTGTTGATAGGTCATTACGAACTAGGTTTTCGATGTCTAGTGACGATTGCATCATCATCAAGCGTGTGATGTCAGTGAACGCACCAACTGTTTTTGGTGACATTGTGACTTGACCAAATGTTGGTTCGCTTTCAGTGGACGCGCCACCTTCTGTTGCGATCCATGCACCTGTTGATGCCGCTGTCTTTTTAGGGATTTTTACGTCACCTGATAGACCTGTCAACATTGTCGCGCCAGCTTGCATCACTGATGATGCGTTGCGTAGTACGTCAATGAAGTCACCGCCGCGATACGCTTCTGCAACCATTGCGCTATCGTCTGATGTGTTCAGATCACGCTGGTTCCATGAACGTAGAACGTCATGTGGCATGTATAGACCCTGTGGGTCAACGCCAGCACGTTTTGCAGCTTCTTGTGACGCTTCGAATTCGAAACGTGCAGCTTCTTGTGCATTGCGGTCAGTTGGGTTTGCCATCGCACGGATTGCGTTCATCAAAGAGAAGTTACGAACTTCTTTCTTTGTTAGGCCAATCTCTTGTGTGTCTAGTGGCGCATTTCCGATTGCTTCCAACAATTCACCACGGAATTCCGCTAGTGAACGGCCATTTGCAACCGCTTCGTCTGCCATGTCGCGCTTGTTGTGCTTTGCTGCCAAGCGATACATTTCGGCTGTTTCTTTAGCTGCGGAACGTGCTGCATCTGCGCGAACCGCTTCTACGTCAACTTGAACTTCTTCAGTCATTGTAGTTTCCTTTGTTTCAGATTGAATTTTAGGTTCTGCGGGTGGCTTCTCCGCTGCACGACCTACCCCGACTGTCCTGTCTGCGGGTATGCTTACAACCGATACTTCCATTGGTAGCCAATTATCAACACGGTAGCTACCCGTGCCTTCCTCGACCATGCTGTTGACATGATAGCCAACACTGATGTTGCTTCTGATACCATCAACAACATCTTCGAAAACCTCTTTGGCAAGCCCATTTCTTCCGAAACGAACAGTCGCGCGTAACCGCCGCGCCGATCCATCAAGGTTTACATCTTCAACTACGCCAATTTGTTGACGTGGATCGTGATCCAACAACAATGGCATAGTGCCTGAACGCGCAAAGCTAAGATCAATGCTGCGTTCATCGTGATCCAATATTTCATTCCCAAAGCTGCGTTCAACAGGTTCTTCGCTAGATACAGCAATGCGAACTGTGCGCTTTTCTTCATCGACAACCTTGGTGTCGAACATCATACCGCGCGTTTCCATCTTTTCGCGGTCAAAGCGTTCCTTGTCTTTGTAGCCGCGTTCTGCCGTTTTGGTCAGTGTGGAAAAGCGGTGGCCGACCATTTGGCCGGATGCTTCGTAGCCATCTTCGCCTTCGCGGTACACTTCAATCAGTGCAGCGGGATCATCCGCATCGCCGTTGATCGTAAAATCACTGTCCGGCACATCAATAGACCCGTCACGCTCTATGCGGTCAATCTTGCCATATGCTTCGCCGCCTGAACTATCCCAGCTAACGAAATCGCCAACATTTAGCTCATCAGGTTCCGCACGAACTTCATCAGTCATTGTTTCATCCTCAATATCTGGCAATATTGTATCAGATTTATCCATATCTTGCATAGTGCGTTCCTCTTTCTTCAGACGTTCCGCAATTTTACGGCTCCACGAATACCCAGCATCACCGCCCCACAAAGCCCACGCAATGCGCCCATTTGACGGGTAGCCATCTTCACCTTGGCTAAATCCTTCAGCCTGTTTATCGACTTCATGGCGGCTGAAAAACGAATACATCCGCTTGACTGTATCATCTGACAGGTTCTTGCCATTCACGATGTCACGCGCACGGGCAATGCCCACTTCAGTGCCGCCACGCCCGTATTCCTTGCGCCAATCAAGCCCACGTTGGGCTTCTGTCACCATTCCGCTAGTCGGCTTGTGGGACATCTTCACCCTCCGCTGGTACAGGCAGTTTATCACCGAATGGTTGATAAGCCATATTCAGGCCATATTCATCCGCTGTTTCCTTATCACGCTGGATTTGCGCAAATGTATCTTCAGCATCGCGGCCATAATTCGCGGCAATGTCAGAATGGCTAATTATGCCGTTCTGTAGCCCAACAACCGCTGCATTCATTTCCTTCAGTGGATCAACCCATTGGAAGCCGCGACCCCGCCAAGTCACATCTTGTGTGAACTTGAACATCTTTGTCTCGCCGGTGATAGGGATGTAACCAAAGCTAGTCACGTTCTCCAACCACATGCGATACAACGGATCAAGGAAGTGATCTATCATAAAGCGGTGCAATGTTTTGTAGAAGTCACGTTCTTCAAGCGCACCTTGGCGAATTGATGAATAGCTTGTGCCTTCCAAGTCGTTGGCTAGTGATGTGTAACTAACGCCCAAACCACCAGCTATCCCGCGAAGTATGGACTTTTCAAAGTCAGCAAATGCGCTTGTCGGGTGGGAGGGGTCAAACGCCTTGAAATCAACTCCGGCGGGTAGCTGGTGGAATGAACCTGCTTCCGCATCGTAGATGGGAACTGTGTTATCGGCATCGTCAAAACCGTCTGCCGTAAATCCATCACCCGCTGGTGAAGTGAAGAAGCCCATTTTTGCGGCACCTGTACGGGCTGCAATTAGTTCAGCTTCACGATAACCGTGCAACATCTTCAGCGAAGTAATCGCCGCTGATGACCAAGGAACGCCGCGCGTCTGGCCAGCACGATCTGGTTTATAGATGTGCATCATTTCTGATGCTGGAATGACTTCATATTTACGTTCATTCGCTGGCAACATGTAGTCATAGTCGCCTTTGTGGTATGTCAGCACATGATATGCTGTTGGACGGCGGGTTTTCTTATCCAACTCAACGCCCATGCGGATTGAATTGCCATTTGGTGCTAATTCGTTCTTTTCTTCATCAACGCGATCTGGTTCGATCACCTGAACGGCAATACCGTGGCGCAAATAGTTGCCTTTTACGACCTGAAGGAACACTTCGCCATCACGGGCCAATCCAGTGATAATATGATTGCACAAATCAACCATAGACATCTTTCCATCTACAGTTGGGCCACCCATACGGCTAAATTCGCGCCATGCGCCTTCAATGATATTATTTCCGGCACGATCAAGGCTATTATCAGGGTTTCTGCCGCGAACTTGCACGTTAAACCCGTTTTCGCCTACGACATTGACCCTAAGAAGCTGAAGATAACGACGGAAATATTCATTATTTCGCTCCAAATCTCGACTGCGATTACGAATATCCCGTAAAGCCCACCGAATTTCACTGTCGGCACTTCGGTTTGATCCGACGAAATCCGCGAATAATCGGCCTTTTGCGGCGGCTGCATAGTTGCGCTTTGACGGTTTGGCCTTATTAGACCGCCGAAATATGTCCATAATGCCCATTAGCTAAACCTAACTTTTACCGTGTTTGCGCTTGCTTTGCCGCGTTTTATCAATTCTTCGCGCTGATGCTGTAAGACTTCGCGTTTATACCGATCCCGCGCAACCATAAGTTCATCAAACGACATTTTGGTTAGGGAACGGCCAGCAATCGAATAAGAACCAACATCACTGTCGGCTTTTCCTTCCAAGATGGTTTCAATCTTGGCTAACATGATGTCAGCATGTGTTCTGGGGTCTGATGCGTTGACATCTAGGTCTGGGATGGCCTCAAATTCACCGCGTTCAACTACAAGTCGATTTCCAGATGACGTTTCAGTGATTTCTAGCTGCCAGTGATAGCGTCCAACGGCAAAATCGGCTGATGTTGTGCTATCAACGGTGAATAAATAATATCCATCCGTTTCCGTTGCA